GAGCCGGGGAAGGAGGCAACGAAGAAGGTAGCCGAGCTGTTCGGTTCAAAAGCGTGTATGTTTCGCCACATCGTTGACCACAAGGATGCGTGCGACTGGCTGATGAACAAGAGTGAGGTGCAGTTTAACGAGTCGTGGAAGGGTGCGGATGCGTACAAACCAGAGGGCATCGTCACTGTTACCGACATCAAGCATAGGTTGCTAGCCCCACCAGTGGCAGGTGTGCCGTGGTGTTTTGACACCCTCACTGACCTAACCTATGGGCGCAGGAAAGGAGAGCTGTATGCGTTCGGTGCTGGTGTTGGTGTGGGAAAGACTGACGTGTTCACCCAGCAGATAGCGTATGACATTGACAAGCTAGGGCTACGGGTAGGGGTTATCTACCTAGAGCAGAACGTGGTTGAGACAAGTCAGCGTGTGATGGGTAAGCTGGACAAGAAGCTATACCATGTGCCCGATGCAAGCTGGACGAGGGAGGAGTATGAAGAGAGTGTTGACAGGCTAGAGGCACGAGATCAACTGTACATGATGGAGCATTTCGGTGCGATGGGGTGGCGTAGTATCAAGAACATCATCAAGTTTTTTAACAAGGCTTATGACATTGACCACATCTACCTCGACCACCTCACTGCACTGTCAGCTAATGAGCAGGACGAGAGGCGTGCGCTGGACGGGATTATGGCAGACATGGCATCGCTAGCACAGGAGCTAGGCATCATCATCCACTTCATCAGTCACCTCACCACACCAGAGGGTAAGTCTCACGAGGAAGGAGGCAGGGTTATGGAGAAGCATTTTACTGGTAGTCGAGCCATTGCACGTTGGAGCCACTATATGTTTGGGTTGGAGCGTAACAAGCAACACACTGACCCCGTTAAGCGGCAGACTACAACGTTCAGGGTGCTGAAGGATAGGTTTACTGGGAGAGCGACTGGTGTTAAATTTGGCTTGACGTACAATCAAAAGAATGGTATACTGTCGGAATCAATTGACCTTATGGAGGATGATAACCTATGAAACAGTGGAGAGTTGAGTTTGGTATTAACCACGTTTATGTTGATGCTGAGACAGAGGAGGGTGCTATTGATGCAGCTTTCTTAGCGATTGGTTATGACCCTGACGATGAGCTTATTGCCTATTGCGAGGATGAAGATGATTGAGCAGCTCATTGTGGGCGCTACGGGTCTTGGTTACCTCATCGTTGGTCTGTTGCAATGGACTAAAGGAGAGGGCGCTAACGGTATGATATGGATTGGCTACGCATTTGCACAGGTGGGATTATGGTTAAACTTGAAGTGATTGAGCAGTACGGGTACAACAAGCAGGGCATCTGCATCAACCCCTTTGGTGTTAAACCTGAGTGGGTGCAGAAACTAGCCCACCGCATTCGTTGTAACCACATTGTAACTACGGCAGAGGAGGCTCCGTTTTGACTGATGATTATAAACAAGCCATGAAAGACGTTATTAACCTGTTAATGATTCAACACGAGGCGGCTAAGGGTAGTCACAACTACTGGCACGTTGCGGCTAATCTTGTGAGGGCTGAGTTTTTACCAGAGGAGAAGAACACATGAACGATGGATTTCTGGCGGTAATGTGGACGCTTATGGCTCTGCTGATTGTGTACATCATTTGGATCGTTACCACTGCGTCAATCATAAAAGACTGCCGAACCATAGGACAGTTTCGTATTGAAGACGCTGTTTTTATTTGCAACGAGAAGAACACATGAAATACCATGAACAACTAGCTGCTGAAATGCAGAATGAAGAGAGAGCACTAGAGCTACAAGGGTTGGTTAAAGAGTTCTTTGAAAAGTACCTTAACCGTGTAGAAGAAAGCGATAGTGGTAAAGAATTTAGTCCAATCACTATTGGGTGTTGTCGTGCCCATATGCTAGAACCATTAAACAACTTACTAGACAAGATGGCAGAGCTGTCTGGTGCGAAAGCGAAGGTGACTTATGAACTATGAAGGAACAGCAGACGTAACACTGGTGAAAGAGAACGAAGATGGCAGTGCTGTCTATCAATTCAAATTCCCAACAGAGGCAATGGAAGCACTCACAAGGCTTGGTATCCTCACTGCTATTCAGGCAGGGATTGATAACGCTGAGAAGCTAGCGCCTGACTACCCTAGTAACCCTGAGTTTGCAGATGAGATCAAAGACCTAGCTGAGGAAGCAGGGTTTGTTATGTGGGGTGATGAGAGTTGGCGACCTTTAGGCACTGTGGTTGATTGGGCTAACCAGTATGATGACGAGTTGATTAAGTTCTACCACCTTGTGAAAGCAAAATATGACCGACAAAGTTAGTGGTGACGGGGCTGCCTACGTTGACCACGACTACTACTGGAGACCGCTAGAGACAGCACCGCATGGGGTTAAGCTACAGCTACTAAGTATTTATGGCGTGGCTGCTCATGGGTTGCTATCTCCTGCTATAATTGAAGATGGGTTCTGGATTGGCTGGACACCCTTACCTAAACTTAAGAAGGAAAAGAATGACAATTGACAACATTGCTTTGTGGCATAAGCGTGCTCGTCCTGAGCCAACAGAGAAAGACTTTAACGTGCAGCTAGGCTGTCACATAGAGGAGTTCACTGAGATGCTAGATGCGCTTGGTATAGACTTTAACACACAGAAGCTAGCCGAGATGTACGAATACTTGGACGAGCTAGCCGATGGGTTGAAGAAGGGCTACATCAACACCTTTTACATGGATAAACCAGCACTGTTAGATGCACTTGCTGACCAGATTGTTACGGCAGTCGGTGTCGGTGTGTGTGCGAAGATGAACATGGCGAAGGCAGTGGAAGAGGTTAACCAAAGCAATTGGAGTAAGTTTAATTACAAGGGCTTCCCTGAGTATGACAAGTATGGGAAGGTGAAGAAGGGTGAGAACTATAAGCCACCACAATTGGAAGGGATGTACTAATGTTCTTTAAGAAAAAACCTGTAAAACTTACATTTTTTACAAATGACAAAAACACATTCAATTATTTTAAACCGCGACAGGGTAGTGATATGTTGCCGTCATGGTGGAAGAAAATTGGAAAAAATAATCTACCAACCATGAAGGGCTGTGTTGGTTTAACAAACGCATATAGTAGTTCTATTATCATCCCAATGTGGACTGATACCGAAATAAAAGTAAAACCAGACGGGCAGTACTTCTATCAATTCTTTGATGCAAAATCGACTATAACCACTCACCCGCCTCATCAAAGAGGCGATTTTGCTCCGCATGAAAAGTTCACACATTTAAAGATACGAACACCTTGGGTTATAAAATGTGATGAAGATATTAAATTTGTTTTTACACAAAATGTATGGTCATTTAACAACGTGGATGACTTCATTCCTCTAACAGGCGTTGTTGACTTTAAATATCAACACTCTGTGAATGTTAATTTTTTTGTTAGTAATCCATCAGAAATTGATAGGGATATTACAATTGAAGCTAATACGCCTTTCGTTTTTCTATACCCTCAAACAGAAAGAGAAGTTGTGTTAGAATTTAAACTTGTAACAGAAAAAGAGATGGAAGAAATAGCAACAGATGGTTTTTGTTTCTCAAAGAATAATTATCATAGGAAGAAAAAAATTATTGAAGAGTTAAAACAACATCAAAACAAATGCCCTTTTGGAGTTAAATAATGAAAGATGTAACAGAAACACTAGGCGCACGAGAGACACGCTACGGGGAGTACAGAAAGGTTTCAACCACAGCACAGTGGTTAAAGGATATTATGCGTGGAGGCGAAAGTTGGAATGGTATGGAACCCTATATGCAGGAGAGCTTGGACTTAATTGCCAACAAGCTAGCCCGTATAGTTAATGGTGACCCATTCTATGACGACAGTTGGCACGATGTAGGTGGTTATGCTAAACTAGTGGAGATTGAACTTGCGAAAGGAAAGTGATGGACTTAGTTCTCGACATCGAGACAGACAGCAAGCATAGCCAGATATGGATGTGCTATACCCATAACTCAGACACAAACGAATACGTATGTCACACAAAACCGGATACACTCATACCCTTAATAAACACAGCAGAGAGGTTGATCGGACACAACTTGATCGGCTTCGACGCACCTATTCTGAACAGGCTTTGGAAGACGAGAATTGGATTGAGCAAAGTGAGAGATACCTTGATAATGTCAAGGCTACTCAATCCCTCTATCGAAAACGGTCACAGCCTAGAGGCATGGGGGAAGAGGCTGGGGAACAAGAAGGTTGAGTACAGTAGGTTGTGGCATTGGTGGGCTAACAAACCCTATGATGCCAAGTCTACTGAACCTTACGATACCCCTTGGGATAATCTGAACCGCTTCTATTGTAAGCAAGACGTAGCAGTGACGGTGGACTTGTACAAGTTCCTGTCCGAACAACTAAAGGATTGGGGTGAAAGTGTGCAGCTTGAGCATGAGGTAGCTGCCATCGTTGCCCAACAAGAAAGGCATGGGTTTAGGTTCGATGAGGATAAGGGTCGTGCGTTATTGGCTACGCTTAACGGCGAGATTGCTGATATTGAGGGTGAGTTGCAAGCTGTATTCCCACCGATTGTGGAAGAGCGTATCAGTGAGAAGACAGGCAAGCCGCTCAAGGAGAAGGTTACGCCATTTAATCCGGGCAGTCGTCAGCAAATTGCAGAGAGATTGCAGGGGCTAGGGGTTAAGTTTACGCAGGCAACAGAGAAGGGGTCTATCATTGTGAACGAGAAGGTGCTAGAGGGTATTGACTTACCAGAAGCAAAGCTAATCTCTCGTTACCTGATGCTTCAGAAGCGGGTGTCGCAGGTCTCTAGTTGGTTTGACGTGGTTAAGGAGGACGGTAGGGTGCATGGTAGGGTGATAACCAATGGTGCAGTAACAGGTCGTATGACGCACCATAGCCCCAACATGGCTCAGGTTCCCTCTAGCTCGTCTGAATATGGAAAGGAGTGCCGTGAGTTATGGACAGTTGAGGTTGGTAAGAAGCTGGTCGGTGCAGATGCTAGTGGTTTAGAGTTGCGTATGCTTGCCCACTATATGCAGGACAAGGCGTACATCAACACCGTTATCAATGGTAACAAGGAGGACGGAACAGATATACACACTGTTAACATGAGGGCAGCAGGACTTCAGACCCGTGACCAAGCAAAGACTTTCATCTACGCTTTGTTGTATGGTGCTGGAGGTGCAAAGATTGGTTCGATCATTGGTGGTGATTCATCCGATGGCTACCGAATCATGGAACGCTTCTTCGCTAAGACACCAGCGTTGGATGTGTTGAAGAATGAGAAGGTGTTACCAGCAGCAGCTAAGGGTTGGATACGTGGGTTAGACGGTAGGCACATTATGGTACGGTCTGAACACGCAGCATTAAACTCTTTGTTGCAGGGTGCGGGTGCAATTGTGATGAAAAAAGCGTTAATTATCTTGCACAAGAAGATAAAATGTGGTATAATAGACGCTTCATTCTGTGCAAATGTACACGATGAATGGCAGATAGAGGTGGATGAGGCAGATGCGGAGAGGGTGGGGAAGATGGCAGTGGAGGCAATCGAAGAGGCTGGAAAGCACTTCAACCTCCGCTGTCCTTTAACAGGAGAGTACCATGTAGGCAACAGTTGGAAGGACACACATTGAACAAGCGTGAGTTAGAGAATCTGGAAGCTGTACTAAATGATGCTGACAACATCATCGTTATTACAGAGACAAAAGGTGAGGTACACCTTAGCTTTAGCCAGAGTTTAAGTGAGATGGAGGTGCTAGATATTCTAGCTACCGTCACCTCAAAGTTTTATGAGATTGCCGATGAAGGCGATACACCCAAATTTCACTAAGGAGTTAGTTATGACAGAAGCAGTTAAAATCAAAGCAGACATTATGTGGGCATACCTCAACAAGCCAAACGATATGAGTGGTAAGTTTCAGGTTGACCTTTGTAACCTATCCGACAAGGCAGCAGAGGCGCTTCAGGACATGGGCTTAGAGGTTAAGTTCAAGGAAGGCAAGGGTAAGTATATTACCTGCAAGAGCACTCGTCCTATCCGCGCTTACGACGATGGTGGTAGCGAGGTTGAGGAGCAGCTTGGTAATGGGACTAAAGGTGTGGCTCTAGTGGGTACATACTCATGGAGTTACCAGAAGAAGAAGGGTATCTCTCCAGCCCTCAAGCGCCTCGTGGTAACAGAACTTGTTGAGTACAGTGGCGCACCAGTTGGTGAGCTGGTTGCTGAAGACGACTTGTTGTAATGATAGCACTACTCGATGCAGATATTCTTTGTTATCGAGTAGGGTTTGCTACCAATGATGAGCATGAGAACACCGCTATCGAAACAATGGCGGTTGTTCTTGAGGACTTAATCATGTTTGACCTAATCGACTGTGAAGAACATGAGTTGTTTCTTACAGGCAAGACAAACTTCAGACATGATGTGGCAGTGACAGAACCCTACAAGGGTAACAGGAAGGATGTGAAGAAGCCGACACACCTACCTCTCCTACGGGAATACTTACAAACGGCATGGGGCGCTAGTGTTAGTGATGGACAGGAAGCTGATGATGACATCGCTATCCGAGCAACAGAGCTTGGAGAAGAGTCAATCATCGTATCAATTGACAAAGACTTTATGCAGGTTCCGGGATGGCACTACAACTTTGTGAAGAGGGAAAAGAAGTTTGTTACACCAGAGGAAGGGTTGCGGTTCTTCTACAAGCAAATACTAACAGGGGACGCAGCAGACAACGTGAAGGGGATACATCGGGTTGGGGATGTGAAAGCAACCAAGATGCTTGCAGATGCCAAGACAGAGAAAGAGTTGTATGCGTGTTGTGTGGAGGCAATGGGAGTAGACAGGGTGTTAGAGAACGCTAGACTGCTTTGGCTCCGACGACAGCCTAACCAAATGTGGGAGCCACCAAATGAAGAAGAATGAATTTAAACTAGCGGGGATGACTTGGGAGATTGTTGAAACTGATATGTTAGACCTTGGTGCGTCTAACCCTGAGAACTGTAAGATTTTATTGAACAGTAGATTGAAAGGTCAAGATCGAGAAGTTACCTTATTACATGAAGTTGTTCATGCTATCCTATTTACGATGGGTGAGCGTGACCATGACGAGCGTTTTGTAGAGGGATTCGCTCAGTTGTTATACCAGTATGAGCAACAGAAAGTATAACGATGGTGAATGGACAGAAGCTAGGTTCAGAGCGTTTGTAATCTCTGCTCTACGTGCTCACATGAAACGCTTCCCTCCAAAGTGGAAGGCGTTGAAAGCAGCAATGGTAGGCAAGAAGGTTAACAAGCGTTCAGGTAGGTTGGCTGAGCATTACTTATGTGCTAGTTGTGGTGGGTTCTTTGTGGCTAGAGATGTACAGGTAGATCATATTGACCCTGTTGTCTCACCAGAGGAAGGCTTCCAAGACTGGTGGACTTATATGAATAGGCTCTATTGTGAGGCTGAAAACTTACAGGTGTTGTGCAAACCATGCCATAAGGATAAGACAAACGCAGAGCGTAAAGAAAGGATGAAGAAATGAAACTGGAATATAGTAGCGATAGTAACCCATTTGTTAAACAACTTGAAAGCTCAATGGAGATGTGGCGAGAGTACTGTGATAAGTATTGGGGCAAGCCAGATAAATTTATTGAGGATAACCAGAAGCAAGTAGAGAGCTACATCAACGCTTCTAAAATTATGCTTAACTACCTTGGAGTGAAAGTAGACAAATGAAAGTAAAGCTAGTGTGGGTTACCCCTGATGCAGAGGAGAAGGTAGCGTACATGGCTCGTGTTTCAAACCCCGACAATCAGGATAACAAGGAGACAGCACCACGTCTCCTTCGTTATCTAATGAAGCACAAGCATTGGAGTCCATTCGAGATGGTTAATGTTTGCATGGAGATTGAATGTACACGAGACATTGCACGACAGATTATTCGACACCGTTCGTTCAGCTTTCAGGAGTTCAGTCAGCGTTATGCTGAGGCGTTAGATATGGAGTGCAGCGAGGCTAGGTTGCAGGATGAAAAGAATCGACAGAACAGCCTCCCTACGCAGGACAGAGAGCTACAGCGGTGGTGGGATGAGATGCAACGTAGTTTAATTGCACAGGCTCGTGGGGTGTATGGGGCAGCACTGAACAACGGTATTGCCAAGGAGGTCGCTCGTAAGGTATTGCCTGAAGGGTTAACCTATAGTCGGATGTATATGAATGGGACACTGCGGAGTTGGATGCACTATGTAGACATCCGCTGTGATGAAGCAACACAGAAGGAACACAGGGAAGTAGCTGAGAAATGTAAGGCTATCTTGACTGAACAGTTCCCCAGTATTTATGGAGGTTAACATGGACAAGCAGTATTATCATTTCAAGAAGAGTAGTTCAACACCAAGCGTCTCAACCAGTTCAGAGCACTTCTACGTATGCGGAGAGGACGCTAGATGGGACGATGTTATGAGGCAGTTTGCAGCGTTCCTAGATTCCTGTGGGTATGTAGGTGTGTATGAAAAGGTTGACCTGATGTTAGATAAATTATGGGAGGTTGAATGAAGATACTTGTTATACCTGACTGTCAAGTTAAGCCGGGCATCCCGACTGAACATCTTGAGTGGGCAGGCAAAGCCATCGTAGACTACCGCCCTGACGTGGTGGTTAACATCGGTGACTTTGCTGATATGCCCTCTCTGTCTACGCACGATAAGGTTGGTAGTAAATACTTTGAGGGTAAACGATACAAGGATGACATTGCATTCGCCAAACTGGGGATGAAGAAGATGTTAAAACCACTACGAGATTTGCAAGCTAGTCAAAAAACTAACAAGCAAAAGGTATATAAGCCGCGTATGGTGTTAACACTAGGGAACCATGAGAATAGAATCGATAGGGCTGTGGCTAATAACCCCATCCTTGAAGGTTCAATCTCGACTGCTGACCTAGAGTACGAGAAAGATTGGGAAGTGCATGGATTTCT